CTTTTGAATTGTTGGTTGTATAAGAAAGGCTAAATGGAGCCAAATAATCAGTCGGTAAGGCAAGATATTGAGCATTATTTGCATCTGTAGCGTATGCTGTTAAATTGCCTGTCTTATTCTTCCTAAAAACCTCTAATTGAGCTATTTTTAAGATACGTTCTTCTGCATTCTTGATAAATACATTGATATTATTCACAAAAGTTGTTTCTGTGTTCTCAGTGTAGTCTTGAATTGCTGTTTTCATTTCTGCGTATGTAAAACTCATGATATTGTCACCGTAACTCCACCTACTGCACCAGTAGCAACTAAATTATTAGGGGTTAAACCCCCATCGTATGCCATTCCTACTGGATTCCATCCCCATTGTATATTGTCTTGTTGCGCAACGTTCTGTTCAGGACGTGGATTTCGCAACGCTTGTGGGTCTGGAGTAGCTCGTAATGGCTCTAATTGAGGTTGTTTTGCTTCCCATTCATCCTTGCCAACCAATAAACCATTCCACTCTTTTCGCATGTCTCGCAAGCGATAACGGAATCCAGAACGGTCAGATATACCATATGCCCATTTTCCAGTGGCATATTTAGACATAGCCATAGCTCCTTAAATCTGGAGCCACACGGAAAGATGCTCTATCTCTATCTTCATCCATTGCGCGGTTTATTTCTTCTTCATACACCGCTTTTAGCATCTGTGAGCGATCTGGAGCGCGTTTCATAGAGATATAATAGGCTAATCCAGCCGCTAAAGCAGGGTAAAAACGGAAGGGAACTTGCGCTGTATTAGTGTAAGTATCAGCGTCATCCATGCGTATTAAAGCGTCATAATACACCACATCAGTGCTATTATCAGGCAAAGGCCACATTTGAAGAACTGGATTTATTTGCCTATCAACAAAAAACTGTGTTGGCCTTGCAACTGTAGATTTTGTTGGAATATTGAGGTATTCGTCTCTACTTATGCGATTTAAAGCATAATCTGTTCCATCTCGACGTATAACTAAAGATAATATGTCAATTACATCAGTTCCAAGAGGCTGATCACCGTCTCCTTGAGTAACTGTGAAGTTTCTTTGTGCTATAGTCCATTGATTTAAGCCTCTATTCGCCCAATCAGCAAACATTAGGTTCATAGAGCGCTTTGCAGTCTTTAAATCATATCCAGTACGAACCTCTAAGCCACATCGCTCAAAAGCTTCCTCAATATAGTCTGCTACGTCTAATTCAAAGTCCTTAGAGCCTGATACAGTCATTTCTTTTTCCTTTTTAAAGCCTTTACTCTACGAGGCTTGCCCGCAGGTTGACCAATACGCTTCTTTTGGGCTACTCTACTACGCTTTTCGCTCGCTGTCATCTCTGATCTTGTTTTTGGTGTCTTAGAGCTTACGCGCTTAGTGGGGCGACAATAAGGAGTTGAGCGTTTTTCGCCCTTTTTACGTCCACAAGGCTTACCTGTTTTAACATCTTTCCAGTCTTCTTTAAACCAACGCTTTAAAGCAGCACCTTTTTTTGTTTTTCTTACAGCCATTATGAATACTTTGTAACTTTTCTTCTATTTGACAAAACTTTACCGCAACCGTTTGCTACAGCTCCACCGCTAATCATTCGACGTACTGGACGCTTGCGAAACTCATTAGATGGCTCAATAACGCCACCCATAGCCTTCTTAACAGGCTTTTTTTTGCTGTTTCCCCAGTTTTTAGCGCCTTTTTTTCTACACTTAGCGATTGCTCCGCTTGCGTATGCGCTTGGAAACACCTTGTACCTTGCTTTTACCTTTTTGTAGCACGCGTCTTTTGGCATTCTTCTTCCTTTTCATGGGCGATTTAGTAACTTGTTGCCCCATCTGTGAACGGCTCATAGCCATTTAGCACTTCCACCTTTTTCTAGCTTGTCGCAATCGACTATTCGGATCTTTTGCAGCTTTCGGAAATTGTTTCATTTGTCCTGCTGAACGTGCGCAATAAGATTTACGGCGTTTAGCTGCGGCACTACCTTTTTTAACCTTGCCAGTAACGGCAGTTTTGAGCTTAGAGCCGGGGTTTTTCTTACGATAAGCGGCAACACCCTTTTTGGTCATACCCGCACCGGCCTTAGTCTTTCGGTAGTTACCACCTTTGCCGGTGGTTTTGCGTATTGGATTTTCTTTTTTACGAGGCATTAATCACCTATTAAAATTTTAGATGGGAGAATAAGGCACTCTCCCACCATATTTTAAGACAAAAACACTGTCAGTTCGTTGCTTGATCCTGTGAAAGCACTAACATACGCACCGCTTTTAGCGAGAATACCATCATCAGGAATGTTTAAATGGTGAATCCCTGCTGGAAAAGTTTGCGTAATCAGTGTATCGCCCGAACCGCTACCATCTTTAATTGTAAAAGCACCCGCTGCGGCTGCATAAATTACAATTTGACGAATACGAGAACGAGCAGGACCGACAACAGCCGCAGATGTACCCTGCGCCCAATTATATGCCTTTACTGGACCTGCCATGTTAAGCTCCTATCACGCTAAGTTGTTGTTTTGAGCGTATAGGATAGTAAAACGAACTAAACCCGCATTTGTTGCAGCCGAAGCAGTAACAGTCAAACGAATGTCTGCTGTTCCTGTGTCTTGCCATGCCAGCGCAGCACCCGCTTCTGTAGTTGGATATTTACGTCCAGCAGTTGTTCCGCTTGCGAATGTGTTTAAAATAGTAGCTGCACCACCTACGGTATCACCAACACTCAAGTTGGTTGTAGCATTCGCCGCAGTAATTACATCAATTACACAGTCAATAATCTGAGAATTTGCAGGAATAACAACGTTAGTAACAGATGCAGCTAATGCACCGCCAGATAAATCTGCTGAAAAAGTCTGCGTCATAACAACTTGACCAACGTTTGCAATATCAGAGCCAAGCGTTGTGCCAGTAGTATCTTTAATTGTGCCAGCCTTTATTGGGCCAGAGAAAGTAGTAATACCCATGTCTATCTCCTGTCTGGGTTAAGTCAGTAGCGGAATGCCACTGTCAGGGATAACATTATAATACACAGTATTTTTCAAAAAGAAAGGGGCAACCGAAGTCGCCCCTGTCAAAACTAAAAGACTTATTATTATGCGCCCGGAGAACCGAATACACAACGTGGGTCAGAATAGCCAAAGCTGTAACGCTCACGCGCTTTGAAACGCATGTTACCTGTATCGAAGTCAGCTTCCATGTTCGTGCGCATAGGCGAACGCTCAAAGTGCTTAAATCCGTTAGGTGCATCAGTTTTAATGAAAAACGCATCTGGGTCTGTTAAGAAATGGTTCACAGTGTAACCTTCTGGAAGCATACCCATGTTCTTTACTGCGTTAATATCATTGTCTGCTGTGCCAACACGTAAAGTTGATTCCAACAAGCGATCTGCAACGAATTGCAGTTGTGGTGGAATAACCATTTTTGCTCCGCGAAGAGCAATAATCATGTTGCGTTCATCTACAAACGTTGAGATGTCAATCAGAGCGTTTTCTAACGAAGTTTCGTTAAGGTCTGCTGCTGTTGATGGCTCATTGCGGAAAGTACCGCCGCCTGACAATGGGTGTGCTGTTGAACAAAGCTCAACACCGTCACCACCTGCAAAAGCCGCATTAAACGCATTGTTTAATACAGATGCAGCTTTGACTTGCTTAGTGTGCGCCATTGAGCGCGCAAGTGCTTTTGTATAACGAGCGCCTAAGCGGTCATACAAGTTGTCTTCGATTGCCTCTTCAGTCAATGCGAATGCAAGCGCAACTGTTTCGTGTGAATAACGAGCAGTATATGCCTCATTTGCATTAACAAAATCGACTCCTGCGCCTTCGGATTTTGTGGGAGCATTCCCAAATCCTACAAGCATTACTTCTTCTTCAAACGCACGGTCTGAAGATTCAGTATCGAAGATTTCAGCATGTTCGCCCTCATAGCGATCATACTCCATACCGAACAGAGCGTTGAGGCCCGGTTCTAGCTCTTTGACGAGCTGGGAACGTGAAATAGCCATTACACAGACTCCTTATGCTAGACCCGCAGTGCCAGCACTGAACAGGTGGTTGTTGATTTTTACGATCACATTAGTGTTCGCGGTGGAAACATCGCTATTCTCAGGGTCTTGAGAAATGTCGATTGCTTTAAGCGGAAGACCAGCAGTCGTCGCGCCTGTTGTAACATCTAGCTCAGTGCGAGAATTACCACTTACGGTACTTCCTGCCGTTGCATCAACGATGTCAAAGTTTCCGAACAAGTCAGCTACAGGCATAGCTGCATCTGCTTGAATTTCGAAAGTTGCACTTGGGTCATCAATGACATTTGCGAAAATATCTGTCCCAGTTGCGCTTGCAGGCCAGTAGTTAGAATATGTTATTTCACCACTAGCGTTTACATATGAACAGCCATTAAATACGCCCAAAATCAGATTAGTAGCACCTGCTGGCGCACGAGTAATTGTTCCATCAGTAGCGACTATAACTAAGTCACCTTGGAAAATACTTGTAGCATAGCCAGAAGCAATACGATAACGATTTTGTCTTTGTGAACTTGTGGAAGTTCTAAGAGGGCGAAGGCCGAAAGCAGCGTCTTGATTAGACATCTTTACTCTCCTTCAGAGTTTCCGCGTCCTTTTTGACCAAAGGAAACGGATGATTTACGTTGCGGATTTAGCTTAGGCATGGCTGGATTGTTTTCACGCATCCAATCACGATCCACTGCATCCATTTGATTTTGTGATACACCTTGATAGTGTTTACTCCGCTGCTCTGCTACTTCGACGGGGATTCTTGCGAGAACAAGACCACCAACACCAATAATGCCAGCGTTTCTTCCTTCGTCTACAACAGGGCCATAATAATCGGTATATTCCTCAGCGCGAACGAGGTCCCAACCTTCTTGCCGTTTTTTATGTACGTTAGTTTTATCGTCGAATTCCATTACAGATTCACGTATCCAGCGGTGTTTAAAACCAATGGGTGGCTCTGGAGCTTCCAAAGCTGAACCCGGACGCCATTCTTGAACACGTTCTGAGTGTTCCCGCGTATTTGCATCGCGTGACTTCCTGTTTTGATCATTTCCCATGATTATTCACTCCGTTTGTTTAATTT